GTCCTAAGTTGCGCACTTACATGCAGTCCAAGCCTTGGACGCTTAAGTACATGTGGGATGCTTTCAAGAGCGTCATTTTGCGCTTGCTTGGCGTGAAGACTCCAACCAACATGAGCGAAGCGGCTATTGCCGCCGTTGACCGCTTGATGACTAAGGTGCCACGACCTACCGAAGCCGACATGACGCTGGACCAGCCAAGGCTGAACCGTGCGCGTGACTCTGAGTTTGATGACATTGTGGACATCTCTAACAAGATGGTTGCCCGTCAGAAGACTTGGAGCGAAAGCATCAAGGTTAACGCTACAGGTTTGGCGTTTGAGACTCAGCTGGTCGATCGCTTTGCTGGATTTGAGCGTCTGTCTAAAGTCATGGACAAGCTCAAGGGCATCCAGATGATGTACTACTTGCGCATGTATGACCAGCGCATGAACTTTGTGGCTCAGTCCGCGGCTAACGGCGCTCTACAGATTGTGGAGAAAGTTCGTGCTGACGGCCAAAAAGAGTACCTGATTGAGAGCCGACCCGGCGCAAGCCTGCGTGGTGTGTCCGAGATTCTCAAAGGAGCCTCTGATGTTATGGGCGGTGCCGATAATGCGAGCCGTGCGTTTACTTCTTACATGGCGGCTTTGCGTGCAAAGCGTGTTGGCTTAGATAAGCTGAACTTCAGCGGCACAATTACCCAAGCAGAACTTGACCGAGTACTGGCCACAGTTGAAGGCAACAAGACAATTAAGGATGTGTTTGAGCGTGCTCGCCAAGAGTACAACGAGTACAACCGAGGTCTGGTAAATTTTGCCGTTTCTGCTGGCGCTATCCGTAAAGCCGACGCAGAGGCCTTGCTCAAGAGCAACGACTACATCCCGTTCTACCGCGAGCGCAATGGCGTTGTTGAGCTGATGATTGGTGGAGAAAACCCAATCCGTATTGGCAATATCAAAGAGCAGCCTTACTTGCAAGAGTTGGTGGGCGGTGACGCACCTATCATGGACTTCATGGTCAGCTCTGTGCAAAACACCAACATGATGGTGGATATGGCTTTGCGTAACTTGGCCACAAAGAACGCTGTGTTTGAGTTGAAGAACATGGACATGGCAAAGATTACGGACAAGGCTATCTCTGGCCCTGACGTTATCAAATTCAAGGTAGACGGAGAAGACCGCTTCGCCCAAGTCGACACCGATAGAGCAGGCGTGCCAGCTGACATTTTGGTCAAGGGCATGGAAGGTATCCCAACCCAGATGCCGTTTGCTTTGCGTGTACTGGCAGCTCCTGCCTCTTTCTTGCGCAAAGCCGTTACAGCAACGCCTGTGTACGCGGCTCGTCAGTTGTTCCGTGATTCGCTGGCTGCCCCGTTGCTGTCCGGAGCCGATTTCTTTCCCGTTACTGGAGCGCTCAGACAGATTGGTAGTGCAACCAAAGGCACGCTTGAAAGCCGAGGCATTACAGGCGGTCAGGTGTTCACGGGTGGTGCGGCAGATATTACCGACATCATGCGCCGCATCGCCTCTGGCAAGAGTGGCTGGTCTGACTTTGTGTCTAAGGCCGAAAGCATCTCTATGGAAGCTGACGCGTTGTCACGTCGTGCCCAGTACAACAGCTACATCAAGCAAGGCTTGTCTGAGATGGAAGCCACGTACATGGCGCTTGAGTCAATGAACTTTACCAAGCGCGGTGCTTCCCCTAGCATTCACATGGCCAACTCATTGATCCCGTTCTTTAACGCACAGATTCAAGGTCTGAACGTGCTGTACAAGTCCATGACTGGCAAGATGCCTTTCAATGAGCGGTTAAAGGTTCAAGAGAAGCTGTTGACTCGTGGCTTGATGATTGCTGCCGGCACCCTTGCGTATGCTGCCATGATGCAGGACGACGAAGCCTACCAGAACGCTACACCTGAGCAGAAGTACGGCAACTGGTTTGTGCGTATACCCGGCGTAGAAGAGGCTGTGCGCTTACCGATTCCGTTTGAGATTGGTTACATCTTCAAGGCGTTGCCAGAAGCGTTGTACAACACCATGGTAAATGAGCGCGGTGGCGAGCAAGCGGTGCAAGCTTTCCGTCAAATCTTGCTCAACACAATACCCGGCGGTTCTTCCTTCGGCATCCCACAGGCAATGCGCCCAGCCATCGAAGCTGGCCTTGGCAAGTCGTTCTACACAGGACGCGACATCATGTCTCCCCACGAGCAGAAGTTGTTGCCTGAAGCACAGTTCCGTGAGAATACCTCACAGATTGCCAAGAGCATAGGCGCGACGGCTGGCGTATCTCCGATTATCCTTGAGCAATTGGTGCAGGGCTATACCGGTTCGCTAGGCTTGGCGTTCTTGCAGGCTATCAGTATGCCGTTTGGTAAGTCCGACTCACCTGAGAAAGCGTTCAAGCGCCTGTCAGAGATGCCTGTAGTGGGCACTGTGTTCCAGCCAAACGATGCTGGCGGCATTATCAACATGGCCTACGACCGCATGAACGAGTTTTCCAAGGTCAAGTCTACTGTGGATGATTTGATTGAGCGCGGTGAAAAGGCCAAGGCCTTGGAACTCATCAACACCAAAGCCAATGAGTATGCGGCTGGAGAGATTGCGCACGACTTCACATCGACTATGGGAGAGTTGACCCAGTACGAGAGAGCCATCCGCGCATCCAACCTGACCCCTGAGCAAAAGCGTGAACGTCTTGATGAGATTCGCAAGATCAAAATCAGGTACGCTGACACTATGCGCGGGGCGGTCGATAGAACAGTACCCCAGTAAAGCCGTTGTGGATGCCCGTGATAGCACGGGCATCTAGTATGCGGCAAAGGACTGCTTTCTTTAAGCCAAGCTCACGCATGGCGGCATGGTCTAGGCAGGGGATAAAGAACCCCTGCCCCTTCTCAAGTTTCTCCCACGGGAAGTGGATTGATGATACTTTCATCTATTTCGTCCATCTTACGCCTGACGCGCATTGCAGGAACCCGCATCGCGGGGCCTTTGGTCTTGGCTGTCATGTTCTTCCTAAGATACTCGATCTGGAACGTATCCTCAAGCTGGCGCTTGAATGAAGCGTAACCGAAACTCATGGAAGCGCAATAGGACTTGAGCAGTGTCTCCTCAATGAAGTAGTCAATGTAGCCGGGCGTTATGCCGTGCTCCACACGCCCAAGAATCTTGTTGCGTGTGATAGTCTGGTCAATGATCTGGCCGCTACCGAGTTCAGCCATAAGACCGCCAGTGCTGGGTTTAATCACCACAAAGTTGCCGTAGCTGTCACGAGTGTAGGAGTTCAGCACATCTTCAGCAGTGCGCAGGCTGTGCTTCATGCTAGCGCGCATAGATGCCACGACCTTCTTGAAAGCGTTCAGTACGGGGCGCAGGGGGATATCCACAATGCCAGCGGCTTTGAAAGCATTGCGGGCATGGACTGCGGTTCCGATACCAGCCATCCAGAAGCGCTCATCGTTGGTGGCGTTGAACTCTGTGTACATGGCGGCTACTGCTTCGCGTACAGATGTTGGGAACTCATCCACATGCTCAACCATGTACTCGACCAACTTGTAGCCAGCCACGCCATAGTTGTACTGCAAGGACTTGATGATCTCAATCTCATGGGGCTCCCATGCCAGCGCTTCTTCAAACGTAAACTCAAGCAAGCGGCGCAGTTCACCTTCCGAAGAGTGGTCACGACCGCCAGTCAGGTAGTCCACAACGTGGGTGTTGGAAGACATCAGGCAGGTAGTCATCCATGTAGACAAGTTCAAGCGCTCTTTGTTGGAGCCAGACTCCATACGCTCCTTGCCACGGCCTTCGGTCATATCAAGCAGGAACTCAGGCAACCACTCAGGAGCGGCTCGGTTCTTGGCGGTGATCTCATCGGTAATGAGTGGGTGGCTGTTGAGCAAGCCCAAGCGCTGTTGCATGGCCACAGGAGATGTGCTCTTGCCTGTGCGGTAGTGGGTCGGGTGTCCCCATACAGATGCTGCAGCTTCCAAAGACAAGGTCTTACCTGTACCGGACTCAGTTGATGCACAGTGGTATGTCATGCCGTAGATGCCTGTAAAGCGCATGAATGGCGACCCAGCACCGGCAAGGATCACAGCAAGGTGTCCCCACATCTTCTTGGCAATCAGCATGTTAATGAAGTCACGCCATGCCTCAATGGTTCCCTTGGGTTCGGTGTTTACTGTGATGTTCTCAAGACCCGGCATCGGGACTTTGACTGGGGGTTTACCCTTACTGAAGATACGCCCTGCATAGACGTATGTGTTATCTGCCTGCCAGCCGTAGCTGTCAGGGACCTTTATAGCTGGTCTGCTTGTGCTAGCTTCTTCCACGCATGCCCTCACATATTCAAATAGGTTTTTATCGTTGCCGTGGCCAAAAGCGGCCACGATGTTTTGACTAGCCAGTGCTTTGACTGTCTCGTCTTTACTGACCACAGCCTTCTGAGCCATAGTCACGTTCACTGCACCTTCAGGCTTGAGCGCTATCATGTGCACTGTGTGATCCCCGTTGCTGTTGAGGATGTCAACAACGAACAGTTCGTAGGGCAACAACATGACCTGCTTCTTGGCCTTGTTGCCTTCTTCGTCTTCTACTGTGCGCTCCATGAACGTGCCACCATTTGCGCCATAGGCATAGCCGCGTGGTGGTGTTGGGCGCATGACCTTGATGGTTTCTTTTAAGGAACTCGAGCTTTCAGCAGACAGCGCTACCTCAATCTCTTTCTCCTCAACCTCGACTGCCAATTCACGGCCAAGTATCAGCGGGTTGGTGATCTTGCCCCAATGTGTGCATGACGGGCATACACCGGGGTTCTCGCTATCCATCTTGATGCAGGGGTACGGACCCTTGATGCTTTGCAGCTTCTGGTTCATACGCTCTGGCTCGTACGGGTGCATCTTGCTTAGCCACACAGCCGCACGGTTGCCGTCCTCACAGACTTTAGTCCATGACAGAAGACCACGCCAGATCGGCTCCATGCCTTCTTCCTGAGCATGCTCAACGTAGTGCGCAAGCTGGTTGCAACCCCGATCGTTTTGCGTGGCCAGCCAAATTGGTTTGAACTTGGTTACGCTGTTTTCAAAGAGTTTGACACTGGTCGGGGAAGTGGAGGCAGCCGAAGGACGGGAGCCGGGCAAGTCAAGCCTTGGGGCTTGCGCCTCATAGACCGAACCGACAAGCTTTTCCCTGATGATGGCCGCTATGTCGTCGAAGTTGAACACATCGCCTTCAGTCAGTATGCGCACGGGGCGCGGCGTTGCGTACTTCTTCTTAAAGTTGGTCGTCTCAGGCACACGCAAGACACGGGCGGCATCCGCCGTCACAGTCATGTCGATGGCCAGTTCTTCCTGTTTGCACAGGCGTTTAAAGTTCTCGGCCACAGGCTTCCATGAGTCGATAGGCAAAGCCTCCTGCAGTGGCCAGTAGCAGTGCAAGCCGCCACCAGACGCCACCACGTAGGGCGTACCCAACGCATCTAGGCCAGTCTTCTCCAAGAACGCATTGAGCGCAAGTGCGGCATCTTTCTTTGTGGCATACCCATCCATGTCAATGAACAGGGATTTAACGTACCGAGCGTTGGCGGCAGTGCGGTTGTTGTCTTCGCTAAAGGTGGCCAAGGCAAAGTAAACGTCACACTTGTTGTCGTGCCAGCGCTTGATGTGCGCTGTTGTTTGATCGAGCGAGTCCACAAAGACGTGCTCTTTTGTCCTAGTAAGCTCTGCTACGCAATAGTTGCCAAATACTGGCGGCGGCAGAACAACCGCTAAAAACTCAAGCGGGGTCATTGAAGTCCTTGGTTGGGTTACTGGAACAGGTCGAGCTGTTTAGCGTCTTTAACTAGGGCTTCATCAGGCGGAGCCAGCACCGTCAAGCGACGCAGGACTTCTTGTTGCCAGTCTTTGGGCATGCCTGCGGGCAGTTCTATGAGTTCAGCGCAAAACCGAATCAGTTCTTGCGTGGTGAGGGATCTAGGTTGTATTCCGTACATATTTTTCTCCATGCCTCGTCTGCTGTGCGAGAGGTCTGCATTATTTTGGTTAAGAATTCGACGCGGTTACGATAGGCCACAAACACTTCCGTGCCTGTAAACCAGTTGTATACAGTCTGTCGAGAGACGCCAAGCGCATAGGCAATCTTCGTGACGGGAAAGTCAAGATGAATCGCCCAACGCCCAAGCTGGTTGCCCAGAGACTTGGGGGTCTTCGCTACGTCGTCAATGATTTTTTGTGAGTAGGCCATAGTGGTTTTGTTAAGGCGCTAGGACACGCAGAACGGGAAACGCAGTCGTGTGCATGTGAGTCATTTTTTAACGAGGATGGAGCCCCCCGGCACACGCAATGCGACCGCCGACTGCGGCCTAGCGAAACCTTTAATTACTCGTCATCCCAATCAGCAACGATGTCGGCCAGCTTACCCTTCTTGGCAGGTACTGACTCAACCTTGGCTGGCGCTTTACGAACTTCGGGCTCCTCTTCGGCTTCCACCTCAACAGGCTTGGCTTTCTTAGGCTTGGCGGCTTTGACTTCGGCCACGGCTTCTGCCTCGTCTTCGTCCATCATCTCGCCCATAGGCTTGGTGGTAGGACGCTTGCCTTCAATGGCCAGCGGTGCAGGGGCGGCAACGCCATCAGCAGAGGCAGGGGTAACAGCCACGGCCTTCTCAGCGTCCTTGGACTTGGCCTGATCTTGCGCGGTCTCGTACTCATCTTCAGTCAACCAACGCACAGGGGCGAAGAACAACTTGGGAGACTCCGCCTTGGTGTCGAACTTCATACGTGTCACGATGGAGTCCAAGTTCACTGGAGGAGTCTGAGCCGCCATGTAACGGGCGTATGCCTGCAGTGGGCGCTTCTCGCCGTCTTCCTTGCCGAAGATAGAAGTCGCAGGCAAAGTCACTTGCAACACATCACCCTCGGGGTTGTTGGCCAACACCACAGCCAAGCGCTGTTGGTAGCGGCATGCACGGCTCTGACCTGTACCTGACCCAGCGATGTTCTGTGGGCATGTGGCACAGCTTGAGGACTGCTTGTTGCGAACGCCTGCATCTGGCTTCTCACCGTCACCAGAGGTGCAGTCAGGGGCGGCTGCAGCCGCATCCTTGTCGTAGCCACCAGCGTAGAAAATACGGCTGACCTTGGGGGCGGCTTTCACGATGATGACGTCCAAGAAGCGCTCGTCAATCGCGGCAATCTCCTTGCCGCTTGAGAGCAGGCGGAACACACCGCCCTTGATGGAGACGCGCTTCATGCCACCACCGGCGTTCACGTTACCGGCCAGAGCCAAAGTGGTTGCGGATAACTCTGCATTCTTAGCGAATGAGGGCACGTTTGAGGGGCTGAACATAGTAATGTTACTCATTTTGTTTTCCAATTAAGTAGGTTTGCGTACAGAGATGTCATACTCAGATGCTGAGTTGAGTCCGGGCGGTACGACCCCGGGGTTTTCTTCCAAGAACTGAGCCATGTTAGATTGCGCAATGCGCTTCTCCAGAAGTTCAACG